TCCTGCATCGACAGATGAGTATAAGGGTACGGCTGAGAAATACAATGCGGAATCACAGAAGCTGGAACGCATGAACGGAAGGTTGTATTCATCGTACAATAATCTAAAAAACAAAGTTGAGGAATACCGACAGAAAAACAGCCGGCTCGTACAGGTGATGCAGAATCTTCAGAAAGCTGCTGCCCGTGTAGGTATGGTTGTAAAAAATATGGGATCGGCATTGAGAAGTGCCGGTTCCTCGATTAAGAGCATGGTCTCAGCGATGAAAAAAGCTGTAGAGAACATGTTTAATCTGAACAAACAGACAAATCGGTCGAGAATGAGTCTTTCCCGAATGCTGGGAATGTCGTTGCTGTTTTCAGGGGTATTCCGGGCGGTAAGTGCTGTCAGTGATGGTGTGAAGACCGGATTTGAAAATCTGGCACAGTATTCTAACAGTACCAATTCAGCAATCTCCTCTTTAATGTCCAGCATGACGAGGCTGAAAAACTCATTTGCTACAGCCTTTGCACCTGTTCTCACCGTGGTAGCTCCGATCATGTCAAGATTTATTGATATGATTTCCAGGGCAATCACTTATGTGGGAATGTTTGCAGCAGCATTAACCGGACAGGATACTTTTGTAAAAGCCGTTGGAGTGCAGGAAGATTATGCTGCAAGTCTTGATAAGACCTCGAAGAATGCGAAAAAGGCATCGAAGCAGACAAAAAGCTATCTTTCTTCGTTGGATGAGGTGCACAAAGCTTCAACCAGTGGGAGTGCAGGAACAGATGATTCCGGTGGATACAAAGCACCTACACCGGGACAGATGTTTGAAACGGTCCCGATTGCAAATAGTATTAAAGGAATTGCGGATAAAATCAAGAAGCTCATTAAATCGGAAGACTGGGAAGGTCTTGGAGCTTATATTGCCAGTGGAATAAATAAAGGACTTCAAAAAGTCTATGATGCTATCAACTGGAAAAAGGTTGGACCCAAAATAACAAAATTCTGTAATGCATTTACCAGAACATTTAACAGTCTGGTAAATCACATCGACTGGGATTTGATGGGGCGGACGGTTGGTGCCGGTATCAACACGATTGTAAATACGCTGAATCTCCTGATTACAGGAATCAACTGGAAAAACCTTGGTAAGAAATTTGCAACCGGAATCGCCGGCTTTGTTCGGGAAGTCAACTGGAACAATCTTGGACAGCTCATAGGAAACAGGTTCATGATTGCCTGGAATATCTTTAACGGAATGGTCCACAGCCTTCCGTATAAGGAAATTGGACAGGCGGTTGCGGATGGCCTGAATGGTGCTGTATCAAGCTTTTCCCTTTCAGAAATCGGAGATACACTGGCAACCGGATTAAATGGTGCATTCACATCATTGTACAGCTTTACAGAGCGTTTTGACTGGTCAGAGCTGGTAAATAACATTGCCGGTGGTATCAATACCTTTGTATCGGAATTTGACTGGAAAGCGAATGGACGTAAGTTGGAAGCCTTTCTGGACAATCTGTGCGGATCCCTAGTGGATATGGCAGAAAAGACAGACTGGGAGGCTTTTGGAAAAGGTGTCGGAGATATGCTGACACAAGTCGACTGGCTTGGACACCTGAAGCAGGTGATAAAAGCTGTTGTCAAATCGCTTGGAGGCCTGTTTGATGGCATGGAGGCGAGCGGAACAGCCGGTAAGATAGCTGCTTTTCTTGGTAAAGCGTTTATTGCAGTGAAGATTGCAGATATAACGGGAATTAGTGACCTCGTAAAATTACTACTAAAGGCAATCGGAAAGAAACTGATCGGGTCCGAAGCAATCGGAGAATTAACTGGTAATCTGACTACTCTTTTAGGTAATGCGGTAAAAGGTGCAGCAGGAGGCTTTACGTCCCTTGCATCAGCGATTGCTCCACTGGTAGGAACTGCAGGACTGATTGCCGGTGTAGGTGTTGCGGCCGCCGCAGCTACTTCTGAACTGGCAAAAATGGTGGAGACCATGCAGGGAGGTAATGGTGTTGGCGGTACATTTGGAAATACCATGGACAATTTTATCCAGACATTACAGCGGCGTGGTGATATCATATCCGGTTCTGCAACAGAAATCTGGGACCTGAAAGAATCTCTTGAGAAAGAGGGAATGACTGTAGAAGAAAAGTCCAGTGCAACGCAGAAACTCATTGATAAGCTGGGCGAAATGGGAGTGACATCTGAACAGGCAACACAGGCATTCGAGACATTGAGACAGAAAGGACTTATCACAGATGATATGTTCGACATTCTCTCAGAATCCATTAAAACACTTGGCAATGATACAACTAATATGGCAAGCCAGATCAATCTTGGAAGCCAGAGTGCTCAGAAATCTTACGATGATCTGAAACTTGTCATTGGAAATCTGACAAATCAGATGCACCTCGGAACGGATGAACAGGGACAGTTATTGAACGCACTGGAAAGAACAGTGGATTCTGGTGGTACTGCACAGGATGCATATAACAACGTCATGGCAGCAGTTAAGAATATGGGTGGAAATACTGAGACTGCTGCAAGGATTTTTTCAGAGGTATTCCCAAATGCAGTACAGGCAACAAAGACCAGCGTAGATAAAAATATTGTTGGTGCGCAGCAGACAGTAACGACTTCTACGGGAAAGATGAAGACAGATGCAGAAACGAATCTGGCAGGACTCCAGAAAGCAGCAGAGGACGCTTCCGGCGGGGTGAACACAGCAACAGTGACAAACTGGGGCAATT